TCAGTTGGAATTTTTTCCTTGGTCACCGTTGGCAACTGGAAGAAATATTGTTACACTATATTCAGTAGTGGCTATCTCTGATCCACATACCAATGTGATAGAGGGGTGGCAGCAAGCAATAGAGAAGTACAAATCATTAAAGAAAGAAGATGTTAAAGTTGATCATACTGAAACACCACCCGACAACTTATTTGCTGGGTAAGATCACAGAGATGGATGAGGAGCCGAGTCTTCTTATTGAGAATTGTTACTACGTTACACCTGAGTGTCAGTTGGAGGAGTATCCTTTACATACTAGTCAGAGAGATTTGTTCTTGACATCTGAGGATGTTATGACTATACTGGACCCATCCTTGACGGTAACCAAGTTGTACGAAGAAGCAATCAGTGAGTGATTTCTATACTAACCTTTGTTTATTAGGTGATGATATTCTCTACCGTGGGTATGAGAATGGAGAGCCTGTATCCTATAGGGATACAATCAAACCAACGTTGTTTGTCCCCTCACCTAAAGGTACTTGGAAGACTCTTGATGGTAGAAAGATGGCACCTGTCAAACAGGATGGTGCCAGAAGAGCAAGAGAATTTATCGAGAAGTATAAGAACGTTGAAGGATTTGAGGTTCACGGGTATGAGAGATTCATATACCAGTGGATCAGTGAGAAATTTCCTTGGGAACATATGGAGTTTAGTCTCAATGATATGAAGATCTATACGATCGACATTGAGGTTGAATGTGAGAATGGATTCCCTGATACTGAAGCATCAGCAGAGAAGATCCTGTTGATTACAATTAAAGATTTTGCCACAGGTGAGTTCGTCACTTGGGGTACAAGAGAGTATGCTGGTAAGAATTATAGATGCTTTACTAATGAGCAGGATATGCTCACTGATTTCCTTGAGTGGTGGGTACAGAATACACCTGACATCATTACAGGATGGAACTGTAACCTATATGACATACCATATATCTGTAGAAGAATAGAACGTGTCCTTAGTGACAAGCATCAGAGGAGTCTGTCTCCTTGGAACAAGGTTAATATGCGTGAGGTTTACATCCAAGGACGTAAGAACCTTTCGTATGATATAATGGGGGTATCAATATTAGATTACCTTGACTTGTATAGGAAATTCACCTATACTAATCAGGAATCCTATAGACTGGAGCATATTGCTACAGTTGAATTGGGTGAAGGTAAGTTAGATCATTCCCAGTACGAGAACTTTAAAGCGTTCTATACGAATGACTGGGATAAGTTTGTTGAGTACAACATTAAAGACGTTGAACTTGTAGACAGACTTGAGAAGAAGATGAAACTTCTTGAACTAGCTGTCACTATGGCATACGATGCCAAGGTGAACTTCCAAGACGTGTACTCACAGGTTCGTATGTGGGACACTCTTATCTACAACTACTTACAAGAGAGGAAGATCTGTGTCCCGCCGAAGATCGAAACGAAAAAGGATGACAAGTATGCTGGAGCGTATGTCAAGGAGCCGAAACCTGGTTTATATAACTGGGTTGCTAGCTTTGACCTCAACAGCCTCTACCCTCATCTTATTATGCAGTATAATATTTCTCCAGAAACCCTCGCCGAAAGAAGGCACCCCGATGCCTCAGTTGAAGGACTGCTTAATCAAACAGTCGGGATCTCTGGAGATTATTCCGTGTGTGCCAATGGAGCACAATATCGCAGGGACACTCACGGCTTCCTCCCAGAGATGATGCAGAAGATCTACGATGAACGTGTGATCTTTAAGAAGAGGATGTTACAAGCGAAGCAGAAGTATGAAGAAACTGGTGAAACAAAACTTCAAGATGATATTTCTGCATATAATAATATACAGATGGCTCGCAAGATTCAATTGAACAGTGCCTATGGTGCCATTGGCAACCAATACTTCAGGTACTATAGTCTTGCAAACGCTGAGGCAATTACATTGTCTGGTCAAGTCTCGATCCGATGGATTGAGAACAAGATGAACACCTATCTAAACAAAGTACTTAAAACTGAGGACACCGATTATGTTATTGCTTCTGATACCGATTCCATTTATCTTAACTTGGGTCCTCTGGTTAAAGCTGTATTCAAGGACGGAGAGAAAAGCGATAAGGACACTCTTAGGTTCCTTACGAAGGTGTGTGATGTGGAACTTGAAAAGTATATTACGCATTCTTATGAAGAACTGGCAGCCTATGTAAATGCTTATGACCAGAAGATGTTTATGAAGCGAGAGAACATCGCTTCTAAAGGTATCTGGACAGCAAAGAAGAGATATATTCTCAATGTATGGAACAGTGAAGGTGTTCAATACAAGGAGCCCAAACTAAAGGTTATGGGTATTGAGTGTGTTAAGTCATCTACTCCTGGTGCTTGTCGTACTGCAATTAAAGATGCACTCAAGGTTCTTATGAATGGAAATGAATCAGATGTACAAGAATACATTGCTGACTTTAGAAAGAAATTTGAATCGCTTCCTCCTGAAGATATTGCTTTCCCTAGAGGTTGCAATAGTTTGGCTAAGTATAGTGGTTCATCTGGAATTTATGTCAAGGGTACTCCAATCCACGTTCGGGGTGCTCTCCTATATAATTTTCACATTAAGCAAAAGAAATTGTCACATAAGTACCCTCTTATCCAAGAAGGGGAAAAGGTCAAGTTCCTCTATCTCAGGACTCCGAATAGAATAAGTGAGAATGTGGTTAGTTTCTTTCAGACACTACCCAAGGAGTTCGAACTTGACAAATCAATAGACTACGACCTACAATTTGAAAAGAGTTTCCTCGCTCCCTTACAGGTTATACTTGATACAATCAACTGGAAGGCAGAGAAAGTAGCATCCCTAGAAGAATTTTTCCTATGACATCCTCGTTCTTACAAGATATTATCAAGAACATTGATAATGAATATGCATCATTAGCAGACGATGGTATAGCTGCTGGTGATACTAGTGGTTACATTGATACTGGTTCATATATTTTTAATGCACTTGTCAGTGGTAGTATTTTTGGTGGTATCCCTTCCAATAAGATCACTGCACTAGCAGGTGAGTCGAGTACTGGTAAGACATTCTTTACCATCTCGATAATGAAACACTTTCTTGAGACACATCCTGAAGCAGGTGTAGCATTCTTTGAATCAGAAGGTGCTATCAGTAGAGAATTACTTGCTGATCGTGGTGTTGATGTTAAGCGTGTTGTTATCATACCTGTGGTAACCGTACAAGAATTTAGAAAGCAAGCATTGATGGTAGCAGATAACCTATTGAAGGATAAGAATCATCCACCTATGTTATTTGTGCTTGATTCATTAGGAATGCTGTCTACATCTAAGGAGATTGAGGATAGTGAAGCAGGTAAAGAGACTAGAGATATGACTAGAGCACAAGTTGTTAAGTCAATCTTTAGAGTTTTGACTCTGAAATTATCCAAATGTAATATTCCCTTAATAGTTACCAACCATACATATGATGTGGTGGGTGCTTATATGCCTACCAAAGAAATGGGTGGTGGAAGTGGATTAAAATATGCAGCATCAACTATCATATTCCTCAGCAAATCTAAAGAGAAAGATGGTAAAGATGTGATTGGAAATATTATTAAGTGTGAGACAAAGAAGAGTAGGTTCACTAAAGAGAATGCCAAAATCGCAACGAGACTATTTTTTGACGAACGTGGATTGGACCCCTATTACGGACTCCTCGAACTTGGAGAAAAATATGAAGTCTTTAGAAAATCTGGAAACCGTTTCGAGATTGGAGAGGCAAAAGTGTATCCGAAGAACATTCTTGAGAATCCTGAGAAGTATTTCACCCCAGAAATAATGCAAGCACTAGATGAGTGCGCTAAAAAGGAATTTTCATATGGAACTTAGTAAGTTTATTAAAACTTATGATGATGCTGTACCTGAAGAGGTCTGCAAGCACGCTGTTAAACTGTTCAATGAGCAGGATAATAAAGAAGATTGGGACAGGGAAGGTTGTCCCCAATTTACCCAGTTTAATATCACAGAGTTTCTTGATAAGAAAGAAGATCAAGAGAACCGTGGTGACTGGGATATCATACAGTATGCATTGATTCAGTCTGCTCAACTATATGTACAGCAGTATATGGATGAGAATGATTGTAGAAAGTTCTTCCCTGATCGTAGTTCATTAGAACAGTTCAGGATGAAGAAGTATCGTAAAGGTACTGACGATAGGTTTGAGAAGCACGTTGATGTTGCTGATCATATGAGTGCAAAGCGTTTCCTTTGTATGTTCTGGTATCTGAATGACGTTGAGGAAGGTGGTGAGACTGCGTTTGATGGGTTGTCAATCCAACCTAAGCGTGGTAGACTCTTAATATTCCCACCTCTTTGGGTGTTCCCTCACGAGGCGAAGCCAACCATTTCAGATGACAAGTACATCGTAGGAAGTTACTCACACTATGTCTGATTCCATTGAAGGACTGGTCATTAACACTCTAGTCTTCAATAAAGACTACACCAGACAAGTCCTACCACATTTAAAAGCAGAGTACTTTGAGCAGTTTAATAACAGAGTACTCTTTGAAGAACTATCAGAATATATGATCAAGTATGATCAGCTTCCTAGTAAGGAAGCACTGCTTATTGAATCTGAGAATCGTACAGACCTGAATGAAAGTCAATATCAAGAGATTAAGACAGCAATAGATTGTCTTAATGAGGAACCACACGAGTCCAAGTGGTTAGTTGATACTACTGAGAAGTGGTGTCGTGATCGTGCTATTTACATTGCCCTGCTTGAGTCTATTCAGATTGCTGATGGAGATAGTGACTCATCAATGAGTCGTGATGCTATTCCATCTATACTAAGTAATGCGTTGGGTGTGAGTTTTGATAACTCAGTAGGACACGATTATTTTGAATCAGCAGACGACAGATTCGCTTTCTACCACAGACGTGAGGACAAGATACCTTTCGATCTGGAATTCTTCAACCGTATTACAAAGGGTGGACTTCCTAATAAAACTCTCAACGTTGCTCTTGCAGGTACTGGTGTGGGTAAGTCTCTCTTTATGTGTCATTGCGCTGCTAGTAACTTACTCCTCAATAAGAACGTACTCTATATCACGATGGAGATGGCTGAAGAGAAGATTGCTGAACGTATCGACGCTAATCTCTTGAACGTAGACTGTAGGCAGTTAGAGAAACTACCTAAAGTTATGTTTGATAATAAGATAGAGAAGGTAATGAACAAGACTAAGGGTAGATTGATTGTTAAGGAGTATCCAACAGCATCTGCACACGTAGGACACTTTAAAGCACTTCTTCAGGAATTGGCCATAAAGAAGTCCTTCATTCCCGACATAATTTACATAGATTATCTAAATATTTGTGCGAGTTCTAGGTACAAAGGAGCGATAGTTAACTCCTATACTTACGTGAAGGCAATTGCTGAAGAACTAAGAGGGTTAGCAGTCGAATCAGACCTACCTATCATCTCTGCTACACAAACAACGAGGGCTGGATATGGAAACTCAGACGTTGACCTTACTGATACTTCCGAGTCTTTTGGACTTCCTGCTACTGCTGATTTTATGTTCGCGCTTATCTCTT